CAGCGTGGATGAGCTCAAGAAGGCAATCGCCGAAGTGAAAGCCGCCATGGCGGCGGCGGATCCGGCGCGGCCCCGCTCGCGCGTGATCCGGACTTACACGACCAAAGGTTTCTGATGGGCTACTGGCGGAATCTCGTGCGGGCGGCGTTCGCTCCGCTGCGGGCGCTTGCAGGTTACGAAGCCGCCGCCAGCACGCGCCGCACGCTGGGGTGGAGCCCATCGAACGAGGGCATCAACGCCCTGGTGGCGGGCGGCGGCGACGCCCTGCGCGCGCGCTCCCGCGACATGGTCCGCCGCAACGCCTGGGCGAGCAACGCGGTCGAAAGCTTCGTCGGCAACGCCGTCGGCACAGGCATCAAGCCCCAGTCGAAACATCCGGACCCGGCTGTGAAGCGCCGGCTTCAGGAACTCTGGCTGCGCTGGACCGACGAGGCCGACGCCGCGGGCCTGACGGACTTCTACGGGCTCCAGGCGCTGGTGTGCCGCTCGACGATCGAGGGCGGCGAGTGTCTGGTACGCATCCGCGACCGCCGGCCCGAGGACGGCCTGACGATTCCGCTGCAGCTCCAGTTGCTCGAAGCCGAGCACCTGCCCACGGCGAAGAACGAGAATCTGCCGAATGGAAACGTCATCCGGGCCGGAATCGAGTTCGACAAACTCGGCCGCCGCGTGGCCTACCACCTCTACCGCGAGCATCCGGGCGAGAAGCTCATGTTCTTCAACGCCGGCGAAACAACGCGCGTGCCATCGGAGTCGGTGCTGCACATTTACAAGCCGCTGCGGCCTGGGCAGCATCGCGGCCAGCCGTGGCTCACGCAGGTCCTGGTCAAGCTCCACGAACTCGATCAGTACGACGACGCCGAGCTGGTGCGCAAGAAGCTGGCGGCGATGTTTGCGGCGTTCATCACGGAGAACAATCCCGAGGACCCGGTGATCGGCGCAAAGCCGGGCGAGGGCGAGACGGATGCAAGCGGCGCGCCGCTGGCCGGCATTGAGCCTGGCTCAATGGTGAAGCTGCTGCCCGGTGCGGACGTGTAGTTCACCGCGCCGGGCGACGGGGGCGGCATGTACACGGAGTTCATGCGGGGGCAGTTGCGCGCGATCGCCGCGGGCCTCGGCATCACCTACGAGCAGCTCACCGGGGACCTCGAGCGCGTCAACTACTCCTCGATCCGCGCCGGGTTGCTCGAGTTCCGGCGGCGCTGCGAACAGTTCCAGCACCAGGTGATGGTGTTTCAGTTCTGCCGCCCGGTGTGGCGGGCGTGGATCGAAGCGGCGGCCCTCACCGGCGCGATCGATGCGCGCGACTACGCCCGCGCGCCCGAAGCTTACCTCGATGTCGAATGGCGGCCGCCCTCCTGGGCCTGGGTCGATCCGCTCAAGGACATGAACGCCGAGGTCACAGCCGTGCGCGCGGGCTTCACGCCGCGCAGCGCCGTCATCAACGAGATGGGCTACGACGAGGAGGACGTTGACCGCCAGGCCGCCGCCGACAACGCGCGGGCCGACTCATACGGCAACGTCTACGACTCCGATCCCCGCAAGACCACGAGCAACGGGCAGCGCGTGATCGAAAAGGAACCGGCAACGGAAATCCCATGACGCATCTCCCGCACATCGCTTCGCGCGTGTTCAACACGCCGCTGATGATCGATTCGAAGAAGCTCGCGGCGATCCTGGCCGTGCTGGCTCCGCGCCTCGGCCTGGAGCCGCCCGCCGTGGACGCAGCACTGTTCACCGAACAACGGTCGCGGAAACCTTACGCCGTCACCGATGACGGTGTCGCCGTCATCGAGGTCTCGGGCAGCCTGGTCAACCGCGCCTCCGGGATGGACGCGCAATCGGGGCTCACCTCCTATGAGCAGTTGGGCAACGAGATCCTCGAGGCAGCTACCGATCCGCAGGTCCGAGGGATCCTGCTCCGTTTCGACAGCTACGGCGGCGAGGCCAACGGCGCCTGGGACGTGGCGAGCCTGATCGAGGAGGCCGCGCGGGTAAAACCCGTGTGGGCTTCGGTCGACGACTGGGCCTTGAGCGCCGGCTATCTGCTCGCCTCGGCCACGGACCGCATCTGGGTCACCCGCACGGGCGGTGTCGGCTCGGTGGGCATCATCGCCATGCACCTTGACCAGAGCGGGTGGGACGCGGCCAACGGTCTCCGCTACACGACGATCTTCGCCGGCGACCGCAAGAACGACTTCAATCCGCACGAGCCGCTGTCGGAGGGCGCCCGAGGTGTGTTGGTCGGCGAAGTCGACCGGCTCTACGGCATGTTCGTCGATGCCGTGGCGCGCCGCCGGAGCCTGAGCGCCGCGGCCGTGCGCTCGACCGAAGCGGGCATCTTTTACGGCGAGGACAGCGTGGCTCGAGGGTTGGCCGACCGCGTCGGCACGTTCCGCGAGGCCCTGGCCGCCATGACCGAATCGTTCTCAAGACCCAAGTTCACGAAAGGAGGCACTCCAGTGTCTGAAACAACCCAGGCGGCCGCGAGTCCGCCCGTTCCCGATCTCGCCGCGATCGAGGCCCAAGCCCGCGAGCAGGGCTACGCCGAGGCAGCCGAGATCGTCGTCCTGTGCTCGATCGCCGGCCGGCCCTCGCTCGCCGGCGACTTTATCAGCCGGCATCTGTCGGCGGCCGAGGTCCGCAAAGAACTGCTCGCGTTGCGGGCCGAGGCTGACAGGGAAGAGATCCGGTCCCACGTTCTGCCGGAAGCCAGCACCACGTCGAAGCAGAACCTCGGGGAAAACCCGGTCGTCAAGGCCTGCCTGGCCTTGGCGGGCGCGAAAGGAGCGAAGTAACCCATGCCTGTTCAATCCGAATCGAACTACCTCGGCGACTGGCTTAAATTCGAAGAGGACAACCTCTACAGCCGCGACGAGGTCACGGTCGCGAGCGGCCAGAACCTGGCGACCGGCACCGTGGTCGGCATCATCACCGCCAGCGGCAAGGTGACGCAGCTTGCGCCAGGCGCGACGGACGGCTCGGAAACAGCCGCCGGCGTGCTCCTGAACGCCGTTGACGCGAGCACGGCCGACCAGCCGGGCGTCATCGTCGCGCGCCACGCCATCTGCTCGGACAAAGGTCTCGTCTGGCCCGGCTCGGTCACCGGCCCGCAGAAGACCGCCGCCATCAGTCAACTCAAAGCCCTGGGCATTCTCGTCCGGGAAGGAGCCTAACCCATGCCGATGCTCAATCCATTCGCCACCGATGCGTTCAACATGGTCGCCCTGACGGCGGCCATCAACAAGATCCCCAACACCTACGGGCGTCTGGAGCAGTTGAACCTGATGCCCGCCACCGGTGTCCGCACCCGCACCATCATCATCGAGGAGATGAGCGGCGTGCTGAACCTGCTGCCCACGCAGCCCGTGGGCGCGCCCGGCACCGTGGGCACGCAGGGCAAACGGAAGGTGCGCTCGTTCGTCATCCCCCACATTCCGCACGACGACGCCGTGCTGCCCGAAGAAGTCCAGGGCATCCGCGCCTTCGGCTCGGAGTCGGAGACCGAGGCGCTCGCCGAACTGCTCGCCCAGAAGCTCCAGAACATGCGCAACAAGCACGCGATCACGCTCGAGCACCTGCGCATGGGCGCGCTCAAGGGCGTGATCCTCGACGCCGACGGCTCGGTGCTCTACAACCTTTACACCGAGTTCGACATCACGCCGAAGACCGTGAACTTCGCCCTCGGCACGGCTTCGACCGAGGTGCTGCTCAAGGTGCTCGAAGTGAAGCGCCACATCGAGGACAACCTCAAGGGCGAGTTCATGACGGGCATCCTGTGCCTGTGCTCTTCGGGCTTCTATGACGCCTTCACGACGCATGCGAAGGTGAAAGAGGCCTTCCAGTATTACCAGCGTAACCAGCAGCTCGGCAACGACTACCGCACGGGGTTCACCTTCGGCGGCGTGACGTTCGAGGAGTACCGCGGCCAGGCGACCGACGCCTCTGGAGCCGTGCGGAAATTCATCGCCGACGACGAGGCGCACTTCTTCCCGCTCGGGACGGCCAACACCTTCCGGACGTTTTTCGCGCCGGCCGATTTCAACGAGACGGCGAACACGCTGGGCCTGCCGCTTTACGCCAAGCAGGAGCCGCGGAAGTTTGGCCGGGGCACGGACCTGCACACCCAGCAGAACCCGCTGCCGATCTGCCTGCGGCCCGAGGTTCTGGTCAAGGGGACGAAGTCCTGACCATGAGCGGCTGGGAAGCGGCCGTGAGCGACCTGAACGCGGCCGTCGTCAACACGTTCGGCCGCGAGGTCGTCTACTTGCCCGAGGCGGGCGGCGCGGCGACAGTCCGTGCAGTGTTTCAACCGGCGCGTGAAGCCGAGGATGCCGCGCCGGGCGTCTATGCGGTGCTGTTTGTCCGGCTCGCCGACCTGCCTGCGGCGCCCGTGCGCGGCGACGAGGTCGAGATCGAAGGCACCCGCTACAAGGTCTTCGACGTTGAGGCCGACGCCGAGGGCGCCGCCGTGCTCCGGCTACGCAGAGCCAACTGACTTCCGGAAAATCTTCCGGAAGTCGGACTTCCGCCAAATCTGGCGGAGGTTTACGACTTGTGGGCAATTGCGCACAAGTTCTCGGAGGCGATCGATGCCCAGTGTTCGTGTCTACCAGAAGAAGCAACTGCGGCTCGACCTGTTGAATTTCCGGCAGCGCCAGATGTATGAGTTGGGCGCGGCGGGCGTCGCGGCGGTAAAAGTGCGGGTCGCCGCGGCTCAGGGTCCGGAGGATTCCGCTGCCAAGCCGCTCACCAAGCGCTATGCGATCTGGAAAGCCCGGAAGGGCAAGGGCAACCGTCGGAACTTGACCTTCACTGGTGACCTGCTGCGCAACTTCCAGGTCCGCACGGTGAGCGAGAACCGGGCCAAGGCCAACGTCTCGACCCGCAAGGACCGGATCAAGGCCTGGGCCAACCAGAAGCGCGAGGCGTGGATGGTGTTCTCGCCGAAGAACAAGGCGGCCGTGCTTAAGGCTGCCCGGAAGATGCTCGACGCAATGAAGCCACGCCTACTTGTGGAACGCGCCCTGGGAGGAAAGCAGCGATGATCAATCCGGCGGAACTGGTCGACAACCTGGTCGCCCTGCTGCGCGACATCCCGGAACTGGTCGCGGAGATGGAGGGCGACGCCGAGCGGATCTTCGCCTACCACGATCAGTATCCGAAGCGCGCGAGCCTCGCGGCGGCAATCCACGACATGCCCGCTCCGGGAATCATGGCCGCCTGGCAGGGGACGCAGCCCTCGAGTTTCGGCGGCGTCGATGTCTGGCGGCACCAAGTCACGCTCTACCTGCGAGCGCGCGAAACCTTTGACGGCGACCCGCCCACCGCCTACTACCGGCTGTTCCGGTTGATCACGAAGGGTGTGCCGGCGTCCACGGGCGTGCCGATGCTCAACGCCATGGTCCACCCCGCCTGTCACCCGATGGACCTGCCGTTGATCCAACGGCAGACCGACGCTGAGGGGCTCGACTATTTCGAGGTTCCTCTCAGCTTCATGGAGATGGGAGATGACTGAAACCGTGCTCATGCGCT